CATCGGAGGAGGCGGCGGGTTGAGGATCTTGTCCTTCTGGTCGTCGCGCTGGATGTCCGCCAGCTCCTTGTCCGCGTCGACCTCGTCCTCGATCTCGTCCTGGATGGTGGCCATCGTGCGCGGGTCGGCGTTCGTCAGCAGCTTGCTCGCGAGCTGGAACTGGTGCGTCTTCTTGAACGTCGGGCTCTTGATCCCGATCTGCCCGATCGCGACCGCCTCGCTGAGCAACGTCGGCCGATCGTCCACCTGGTAGGTGTCGAGCCCATGCGGCGTCCAGACGACGTCCTCTCCTCGCGCCTCCGCCACCGTCTGGTAGATGAGGACCGCGAACTTGCGCACGAGGCTGCCGAGCGCGGCCAGCACCTTCGCCGTCGCCTCGCCGTCCTTCTGCTTCGAGAGCCCGCTCCGGCCGAGCATCCCGGGCGACGGCGCGACGCTCGCGGCCATCTGGTGCGAGACGCTGAACATCGCCTCCTTCAGGTCCTTCAGGTCGTCGCGCACGATCTGGTAGCACTTGCCCTCGGGCTCCGCGAACCCGATCTCGTCGTCCGCGCCGATCTCCGAGTAGCCCTTGCGCCGCACGGACTGGACCGGGTCGGCCCCGCGGTCGGGCATCTGCTGCGTCTCGCTCGGCAGCGCCCCGCCCGGCGCGCCGATCTCGCTCCCGCGCTTGACGTACGGCACGGCGACGAGGCTCCGGTTCATCGCCCCGAGCAGGCTCGCCCGCCGCTGCCAGAACTCCATCGACTGGCAGCCGATCATGTTGCCGACCCAGAGGCCGTGCGGCAGCTCGAGGCAGAGGAGCGGGATGCGCTTGAAGCTCGTCTTTCCCGCGTCCACCTTCTTCACGAGGTCGTTGTCGTTCGGCGGCGTCGCCGAGTCGTACGCCAGCTCGTACTTCTCCCAGGCCGCGGCGTCCCCGTCCATCGTCCAGACGAAGAAGGTCTCGACCACCTTGTCGCGCGTCGCAAGCGGGTCCTCCCTCTCCACCTGGCGCTTCTGCACGATCGCCCACACGAACTGCCCCTGGTCGTCCTTGCGCCAGTCGATCAGCTGCTCGACCGGGACCTCGTAGGCGTAGATCCTCCCGTCGTCGGTCGCGTCCTGGATCGCCTTGTTCGGGGCCGGGGATCCGTCCGCCGGGGCGTCGATCTGAACCAGGGCGACGCGCTTCTTGAGCGCCTGGCAGATGCACGCGCGCATCAGGTCGTCGAAGGAGTTGCGGCGCAGGTCGACGTTCGACTGAAAGTCCCCGTAGAAGACCTTATCCGGCATCTCGCCGGGCGTGTTCGGATTGTCCGCGTCCGCGGCGGGCATCACCGCGAGGTGCTGGGTGAAGAGGTCCGAGACGAACTGGTTGACGATCTGGCCGAACCAGTTCGTGTAGCTCGCGATCCGGGCGCGCTCGCTCATGCGGACGGAGGTCTCGCCGTCGAGCTGGACCATGTAGTCCTTGGCCTTCTTCTGGATCTGGTAGCCCCCGACGTACATGTCCTCGAGCTGCTCGAGCATCTTCCCGTCGTACGCCGGGTTGCGTTGCCGAAGCGTCCCGTAGGTCGCCTGCCCGGGCTTCACCAGCGCCGGGGGCGCCTTGGGCGTCGGGTTCTTCGAGACGGGCAGGAGCCCGTCGACGGGGGCTCCGGACTTCAGGAGAGCGGCGCGGGAGGGCGCTTGGGGCACCCCCTACGATGTCACCCGCCCGCGCGCTCCGCAACTCACGCCCGCGGCTGAAGCCCCTTCGAGGTCGTGCCGTTGGGCGCCTCTCCCGAGAGGTGCTTGCCGAGCTGTGTGCCCTTGAGGAGATCCCCGAGCACGTCCATCACGCCGCTCTGCTTGATCATGGCTAGGGGCGCCATGGCCTCGGAGACCCGCTCGATGAGCGCGCGCTCGCCGAACGCGTTCAGCGCCGCGACGAGGTCCGGCGAGACGGCCGCCGCCTTGTCCACGATCGCCTTGACCTCTGCCTCGAGCCAAGCCTTGCGCTGCGCGAGCTTCTTCTCCTCGAGCGCGATGTCCTGCTCCGACTGCGTCTTCGAGATCCGGAGGGAGATGCCCGCGACCTCCTCCCGCATCGACTCCGCGTTCGACTCCTGCTTGCCCCTCTCCTCGGCCCTCTTGGCGTTGGCGGCAAGCGTCGCGAGGTCCAGCTCGAGCTTCGCCGTCAGGGCTTGCTGCTGGAGTTGGAACTGCTTGCGGACGGTCTCGGTGGTCGCCTCCGCCGCCTGCTGCTTGATGACCTCCGACTCCTTGGTGAACTCGAGGGCGCGCTTCGACCCCGCGAGCAAGAGGGCGTGCTTGATGACCTCCTTCTGCGAGTTCGACAAGTCCTGGGCGATCTCCTTGTTGTCCAGCTCCACGCTCAGGACCTCGACGTCGTAGACGCGCATCCCGTTTTCTTGGAACAGAGTCCCGACGCGAGCCTGCGTCTTGCCGGCCGCGTCCGTCGCCTTGCCGAGCACCGCGTCGCGGACGAAGTCCTCCGCGCTCGCGTAGAACTGCTCGACCCCGATCTTCTTCGTCGCGGAGCGGAGCTTCGAGCGGAGGTGGTCCGTCAAGAACTTCGTGTAGTTCTCGATCGAGAACCACGCCTCGGGGTCGCCGTCGAAGTTCATGCGGTAGGAGACCGAGATCTTCAGCCGGCAAAAGTCCGAGGTCTCGACGCTCACGAGGTCGGACACCTTGTTCGCTTGCGTGAGCAGGAACGCCGTGTGCAGGAGGTTGTCGGTCGTCTTCGGCTTCCCCCGCGAGAGGGCGAGGATCTGCGGCTGCTCGTCGTACTCGAGCAGGACCGTCTGCGGCCCGAGCACCACCCGGCGCTCGCCCGACTTGCGCACGAGCATCATGGCGTAGCCCGGCCAGATGTCGCAGGAGACGGCGCCCTCGTACTTCGTCGAGAGCGTGATCGTCCGCGGCTCGGTGAAGGTCGGCTTGCGGATGAACGAGTCGCCGGAGAATCCCCTGGCCGGGGCGTTCCCGAAGTTCCGGCCCTGCTCTCCGCCCGGTGCGAGGTTGGACGCCCCTATGAAGAGGCTCGCGTCGTAGGGGTTGCCGAAGCCCGGGGTCGCCGCGTACCCCATCGTGCCCATCCCCGCGGACGCCGCGTTCGACGCCATGAAGAGGGCCGCCGACGCGCCCGCGACCTCCTTCGTCGTCTTCGAGTAGGTCGGCAAGTCGACGCCCGCGAGGGTCGCGTTGTGCTCCAGCGCTGCCTGGTTGCCGGGGTAGAGCATGCTGCACGTTTTGAAGTCCAGGAGCCGCCGCACCACGACCTGGGACCTCGGGTCCGGGAGGAAGATCTGCGGGCCCTTCACCACGGAGATGTCGCCCTTGTTGCGGTCGAGCACGTAGCGCGCCTCCCCCGCGGGGATGGCGATCCCGTAATGGATCTCGCTGTTGTCGTACTTGACGATCGCGTGCTCCTCGCGCGGGAAGTAGATCATCTGCTCCTTCCCCGTGATGAACAACTCCTCCCCCTGGAGGCGCCGCGTCCCGGACTCGTCGACGTGGTCGGCGATCACCTTGATGTAGATGCCGGAGTTCTCGTTCAACTCGATCGCTCGGAACTTGCGCGTCTTGCTCTTCGTTCCGTCCTTCTCCACGTCGCGGTCGGCGAAGATCTCCGTCGGGCGAGGGAAGACGACCGCCGGCCCTCGCTCGTAGCGCTTGTTCCCGTCCTCGTCTCGAAGCAGGCAGTACTCGAGGCGCTCGAGGGTGACGGCGCCGCGCACCAGGTTCCCGCTCCCGTCCGCGACGACCTCGATGCCGGTCGGCGGGATGTAGAACGCGACCTCGGTTCCCTTGATAACGAGCAGCTCGCCCATCGTCAGGTCGGGAGCCTTGCTAGCGACGGCCTCCGCCGGGGAGTCCGCCCCTACCTGAGCCTTGATGACCGCGCTCTTCCAATTCTTGCGCGCCGCGTCCTCGTCGTAGACGCGCACGAGGAGGTACTGGTTCGATCTCAGGTTGTGCCCCTTGATGACCTTCGCCATCTGCCCGGGGAAGAGCGGGAAGGAGACGGGGCCCGGGATGTTGACCTTGCGGCCCACGAGCAAGTCCGCCGGGCTCGCCTTGCCCTGACCCGTCGGGTGCTTTTGATCCCCCTTGTCGTTGAAGGCGGGGTTCTTCAGCACGATGTAGTAGCCCTCTGGCGCCGTCGCGAACGGCTTGATCGCCGTCGCCACGTCCGTGTCCACGAACCGCTTGCTCTTCTCGTCGAACACGACCGGCCGATCCGTGTCCGAGATGGTCGTCTTGCAGGGCCCGACGTGCACGTTCACATCCCCCTTGGTCCGATCCCTCACGAGCAGCCACTCGTTGGGAGCCAAAACGATGTCGCCCGTGTCCCGATCCCGCCTGCGCACGTCTTCGTCGACCATGGAAACCTCCTGAAGCGTTGTTTCGCTTTGAGCCCCCATCATACCGCGAAAGAAAATCTCAGGCGCTCGGAAGCTCCGAGAAGTCGCGCGTCGCCTTGGATCGATAGATGGCGCTCAGGGCTATCGCCGCCGCCATCACCAGGTCGTCGTGCTTGCCCTTGTTCGCCTCCGCGCGCCCCCTCTCCGTCACCACGAAGGTCCTCATCTCCCTCGCCAACTCGACGTCGAGCGTGTTGAACGCCCCCCGGCGCACCGCCATCTCGAGGTTGTCGAGCGCCGTCGTCCGGCTCGACTCGTTCGTGAGCCAGCCGTACTTCCCGTCCAGGTCGACGAAGACGCTCGGCCAGGGACCGTACTCCCCGATGGCCGAGAAGCCCGGCCCGAGGGCGAGCAGGCACGCGTGCCCGTGGTTGTTCCGCTCGACCACGATCTCCGCGTCGTTGTACTTGCGCGCCACGTAGACCGCCACCTGCGCGAGCTGCTCCG